ATGAGCGGCGCCCGCCACTTGTCGCTAGTCTCCCCCGAGAATCAAGGGAGAGACATCTTGGACGACGACGCGCTACTCGACTACTGGGCCGCGTTCCAAACCGCATCGGGCTCCACCGCCAAGAGCATCAAGGAACGCACCATCAGCCTCCGCGCGATGCTCAAGCGCACCGGGCAGACGCTGCTCACCGTCACCCGACACGACCTGATCCGCGACCTTGGCCGGCCCGGGTTGGCTGCGTCCACCCGCGCCACCTACAAGTCGCTCATGTACGGTTTCTTCTCCTGGATGCAGGACGAAGAGTTCCGCCTCGACAACCCCGCCGTGAAGCTCCCCAAGGTGCGTGTCCCCCGCCAAGAGCCCGACCCGGTCACCACCGAAGACATCGAGTACCTGCTGCACTCCGGCATCTACCGGCGCACCCGCATGTGGGTACTGCTGTACGCCTACCAGGGAATGCGCGCCGCCGAGATCGCCGCCGTATCCGGTGCCTCCGTCGACTGGGCCAGACGGCGCATCCTGTCCGCCGAAGCAAAAAACGGTGTCGAGGTGTGGCGCCCCATCCACCCGACCGTGTGGGCCGAACTCGAGAAATGGCGCACGGCCGGTTGGCTGTTCCCCTCTCCCACCCGTGAGGGCCAACACGTCACACCGAACAACGTCTCCAATGTGCTCTCGAAGGCATTCAAGCGCGCCGGCATCGCCCACCGGCCCCACCAGCTGCGCGCCTGGTACGCCACCGAACTCATCGACGCCGGCGCCCCCACAATCGTTGTTGCCGCGGCAATGCGTCACGCTGACACCCAGTCCGTCGAGAAGTACGTACGCGTGAAAGAAACCGCGATCGAGGCGGCAATGCTGACACTGCCGAGTGTGCGCGTCCCGGACAGGTCGGGCCGGAAGGTAGCCTAGAACGCGGGCCCCCTTAGCTCAGTGGATAGAGCAGCAGCCTTCTAATCTGTCGGTCGCGCGTTCGAATCGCGCAGGGGGCACAGAATCGCCCAGGACGCACGAAATCCCCTCCACCGCACCCAACGGGCACAGTGGAGGGGAAACGGTCTCAGAACGCAGAAAACCGCCCCTCCCCGACATGGTTGTCAGGGAGGGGCGGTTTCAGTGAAGGGTCACTGCTACGGCAGTCTCGGATCGCGGGCAATGAATGTGCCCGCCGCGTCCGTGCGGATCGCGGATGCTGGCACCGACCCGAGGCCGACCTTCGTCAGCCACGCGTTCACGGTGGGCAGGGCGATGATCGCCGTCAGTGCCGAGTTGAGCGCGACGGCCTGCACCGCGACGGGGGTGAGCCACGCCGCATCCCACTGGCCCTGCACGATCGCGATGATCTGCGGGACGACCGGGAGTGCGGTGAGGATCGTGGTGAACGCGGTACGGAGGACGCGCTGGCCGCGATACCAGATAGCGGTGGCCTGATTCTTGGCGTCAGTGGTCATTGTTCGTCCTTTGCTTGAAGGGTTCGGAGGATGCTGTCGGCCTGGGTGATGTGGTCTTCCACACGGTCACTGAGTTCCGTGACCGTGCCCTCCACCTCCCCGACCTGTGCACTGAGCGCGACAATTCGTTCGTCGTCAGTGTTGACCTTCTGCTCGATCCGGTCTGTCTGATCCCGCAGGCTCTTGCCGCTGTTGGGGAACAGTTCGTGTCGGACTTCTTCGAGCGTTTCGCCTTGCTCGTCCTGCTTCGTCTCGATCGTCCCGACGCGTTCCATCAGGCCGGGCCGTGCGGGCATCCCAGCCCGCGCAGGCTCACCCATCACGTCATCGATGAAGTGGGATGCTTTGCGGGCGAACGGGATCACCCACTTCACCGCCGCGAAGATCGCCCCCGCGACCCCAACCCAGGTCAGGACATCAGCGAGCGTGACCCCGGCGAGGAATCTCTGCACGTCGGGTGGCATCAGGGCACCTCCTGCAGTCCGGCCGGCATCAGCCTGCGCAGTCCGCTGCGGCCTTCTGGAACGCCTCGAACACGCCGTATGACACCTCGACCGAGCTGCCCGTCTCGAACTGGGTTGCGAGGGCGTTCGCGAGTGCTGCGTCGTTCCCGTCCCAGAACACGAAATAGGGTGTGCCGGGTGCGTAGAGTGCGCGGCGTAGCATCTTCCCGTCAGGGCGGGTCGTGTGGATCTGTCCGTACTTCATCGGTTCGTCTTCTTCCTCCGGTTCGATGACCGGGATTGGTTTGATGGCACCCGCGGGTGCAGGGCGGTTTCGGTGCTGGTCGCGCCACCACTGGTATTCGAAGTGGTGTTGCTCGGTCGGGTCATACGCGGCGACCCTGATCCACCCGCGCTCAGCCATGAATGCGTTGAATCCGGGGCGTGTCCAGTCGTCGCTGTCGACGGCGAGGCCGGTGCAGTGCTTCGAGTACTTCGGATGCACGGCGCGGGCGTGCCAGGGTTTCGGGCCGGCGCCGTTCACCCATGCCTGCCATGCGAGGTGCATCGACATCTGCAGATCCCAGTCCCGGGTGCTGCTGTTCACGTCGATGCGCCGGCCAAGGTCGTGTTCTGCGCGTCGGAACGATGCCGCCGCAGGGGGTGTGAAGACCACGCCGGGGCGGAGGGTCTGCTGAGGCTTTGATTGAGTCCGGGGTTATGCCGCCAGGGTGACGGCTTCCATCATTATGGCCTCGAATTCGACGGGGGTTAGTTTCCCGAGTCGGCGTTGACGGCGTTTGCGGTGGTAGACCCCTTCGACCCAGCGGACGATGGCGAGGCGAAGCTCCTGTCGCGTCGCCCACGTCTTCCTGTCGAGCACGTTCTTCTGCAGCAGCGAGAACCAGCTCTCCATCGCTGCATTGTCTCCACACGCACCCACCCGGCCCATGGATCCGATGAGGTTGTGACGCCCCAGCGCCTTGACGAACTTCCTCGCCCGGAATTGGCTACCTCTGTCGCTGTGCACGATCACACCGGTGGGGTTGCCGCGGTGAGCGACGGCCATCTCGAGCGCGTTGACGGCGAGCCTCGCCTTCATACGGGAGTCGATCGAGTACCCGACGATCTTGTTCCCATAGACGTCCTTGATCGCGCACATGTACAGCTTCCCCTCGCCGGTCCAGTGCTCGGTGATATCGGTCAGCCACAGCTGGTTCGGGCCGTCAGCGGTGAAGTCGCGCTGCACGAGATCGTCGTGCACAGGTGGCCCCGCTTTCTTGTAACGCCGCTTCCGGTTCGTGATCTCAGAGCGGATCCCCGCGAGGCGGCACAGCCGCCACACCCGCCGTTCCGAGACCTGGTAGCCGAGGTCTGCGAGGTCGTCGGCGAGCACCCGATACCCGCCCTCGGGATCCTCGTCATGCAGCTCACGCAGCACGGCGATGAGGTGCTGCTCCTCCGCCTCGCGGGCCGAGACCGGGTGCTTGAGCCATTGGTAGTACGCCTGCTCGCTGAATCCGAGCACCCTGCACGCCACCGCGACCGGCACCCTGACAGGGGCGCCGGCCGCGGCCATCTCACGGACGAGCGGGTAGATCATTTTGGGGGCGTGATATGCACCTGCGACAGATACGCCGCCGCGCGACGGAGCACCTCGTTCTCCATCTCCAACTCCCGGATCCGCTTCACCGCCGCAGCCATCTGCCGCTGCTCATCAGGATCTTTCGACGGAGTCATCCCATGGGACTGGAACTTCGCATCACGCACCCACGCCTGCAACGCGGACTTCGAGATCCCGAGATCCTTGCACACCGTCTTCTGCGCGATGCCCGACTCGACAAGCGCGACAGCATCCCGCTTGAACTCGTCTGTGAACTTCACTGGCATGATCGCCATCCTTCCAGCACGACCCCTCCCAGGATCATGCGGTCAAGGACTCAACCAAACCTTCAGCAGACCCAATCCACCCCCCGATCCCCCTCGATCACAACCTGCCCAGAACCGCCCAGGGTGGACTGGGCGACCACCTCACAGTGACCGCCCGCCACCCCATCCAACGTCCTGAGCACCCGGTCATCCGAGTCGAGCAGTTCGTGCACCCACCTACGCATCAGTGCCCTCCGTCAGAGTGAACTGGTACGCCCAGACCGAATTGAAACCGTCCTCATGGCCGAGGCTGTACAGCCATGTGAGCGCGATCCCCGGCACCATCCCGTATACGCGCTCACCAGCCGGGGTGCGCCACAAGTACAGGTCGGACGGGTTCTGTGCGAGCGCACGCAGCTCATTCGAGGTCGCCACATCACCATCGAGATCACCGACCTCACCGGCCACCTGAACCACCCGTGAGAGTGACTCGGATGTGACGACGACAGGTTTGCTGCGGCCCGCGAACGCCTTCAACGCGCGACCACGGCCCGTGTTGTCGCTGATTCCCGGGTTGTCCAGTAGCCGGCACGTCATCCCAAACCCGGCACCGCCCGACAGCCACAGCGCGGGCGAGCGCGCCTCCACGGTGTGTTCAGTGGCCGCTGTCGCCCCCTCAGCGGTAACAGCAGTCACCCGGTATTGGATGTCGCCGTACGACCAGGACTCACGATCCGGGAACGACCCACCCTCAGCCGTCTCGATCACCGTCTCCCACACAGCACCATCCAGCGACCGTTCCACGACCAGTAGGACTGTGGCGGGCATCGGCCTCGTGGTGGTGGTGGATGCGTTGGCGGGGCCGTCCCAGGCTGTGGCCTGTTCGACACCGTCGATGGTGACACTGGTGGTGTCGCCATCGAAGTACGGGCCGGTGTAGTCGCCAGCAAATATGCCTGCGACATCCCACCAGACATCGCCGGAGCCGACAGGTGCCCCATTCCCATAGAAGCCGAGAACGTACGGCCCCGTCGAGAGCGTGGCGCTCAGTCGCTGAGTGGTCGAGACCCCGACCGGGGCGGGCGGGGGGTTGGCGGGGGGATTCGCCATGCGTAGCGCCCGACGCACCGGGGCCAAGGCCGCGCCCTCCGTGTCCGAGTAGACCGTTCCAAGCGCCGTCCAAGTGCCCGCGCCGGGGATGGTTATCTGCGCAAAGCACGTTTGATCTGCGTTCCCGCCTGTCGGGATGAGCCTCATCGACTTGTTGCCAGATACGACGTGCTGAGAGGACTGAATCGCCACGCAGCGCGTCGTCGTCACACCCGCCACCGCGACCGCAACCATGTCAGATCCGTCGATAACGAAATCCGGGTCGTTGTCCGCGATGATCCCACCCCTCGGGATGCGCACCTCAGCCCCCGCCGCCTCAAACGACGGATTCGTGAACAAGTTCGTCACCGGGCCGACAGGCGCATCAGACCCAGGCGCAACCACCAACTGCACGGCACCCTCGACCTCATCCCACATGCCACTGATCGACGGCGCGGCAGGCGGGTCAAACGTGACCGTGAACAGTGCCTCAGCCCAGTCCGACCGCACGTCCCCCGCCGCCGCGCGAACACGCACCGTCCAATCGCCCTCACCCAAACGGGTAGAAAGCGTGAACGTGTCCTGTGCACCAGAGCCCGTGCGGGACTCCACCACCGTCAACGCCGCATCCAGCAGCTCCACCTGCCACGACGACTGCGGATACGACTGCGCCTGAAACCACGACCACTCAACCGGCAACACCGACGCATCCCAGGACGTGTCAGGTTGCAGGACAGCCACACCAGGCCGATCGATCACATCAAACGACGCTGTAGCCGACCACGGCGACCAATCCGGGTGCTCACCCTTCGTCCGCGCCTGCCACTCAACAACCCCCACAGGGACAGTCGCAGACACCGACGACACCGCACCGCCCGACAGTGGCACCCACGCGCCACCATCCACCCGATACCGCACCTCGAACACCGACTGCGGGGACGAGTCGACAGGGTTATGCACCCACTCGAACAGCACGTCCGCATCCGACGGCACAACCGCACCATTCGGGGCCAGAGACACAGGCGCATTCGGCGGCGACAGCAACTGCACCGTGTTCGACGGTGCCGACCAGCCCGACGCCAAAACGTCAGGCGACGACCTGACGGCCCGCACCGTGTACGTGTGCGGTGACGTCGGACTCGGCGAAACATGCGTCCACGGCAACGACACACCCGACGCGACCGTAACCCCACCATCACGAACATCAACAGCAGACGCGACACCAGACACCGTGCCCGACACCACAATGTTCGACCCCGACCGGACAGCCTGCACACCAGAAGGCACAGCCGGCGTCGTCCACACCGCCGTGACACCAGACCACGCCGACTGGCCAGACGCCGCACGCCCAGCCACCCGATTCTCATACTTACGATCAGCGACCGTCGTCTTATCCGTGAACCCCCACGCATTCCCCGACGCAATACCGACCTGCTGCCACGAACCACCATTCGTGCGCCGCTGAACAACCACACTCGTATACGTCGCATGCCGCGACCACTGCAAATTATGCTGCGTATCCGAAACACGATTCACCTGCAAACCAGAAGGCGCAGCAAGGCAACGCACGACTGATCCGCTTCGTAAACGACGTCGGCCCACCCAAACCAGAAGTACCCGTCGCACCAATCGCAACCGTCACATCCTGCGTCGACGTGACCGTATACGACCCCAACAGAACAGTCTGAACACCAGCGATATCAAACGACCCACCAACATTCACACCATTAACACGCCCAGACCACGACTTACCATAAGCAAACGTCGCACCCTGACTATTCGACAACAACAACTGCACATTATTCGACCCGTTATCGCGAATAATCAACGTCCCCGACGTTCCCGTGGACTTGGTGAAATCGACCATCAGACACCCTCCCCGGGCACGCAAAAGGGGGTCAGTCACAAACGCGACTGACCCCCCTCCAATTCAGTTACTAAATCGGCCCGAACTCCGAATGCACACCCAGCTCAGACGAACCCCGGAAACGATCAGTGATCACACCATCTGACAGCTCCTCGACATACGCGTCGAACTCGCGCTCACCGACGCGCAGCACCAGACGATCACCCGACCGCAGCCCACCCTTGCCGAGCGTCTGCCACTGGTCGTTCGTGAGAACCGGTTCCGGCTTCCCCGAGCGGTTCACCGCCACACCACCGTGAGGCAACCAACCACCCTGGTCGTACAACTTCGGCACCACGCCACCATTCGCCATGGCGAGGTGCACATGGTCGTAGTGCTGCCGCCTGACAGCATCCGACCACCCATCGAACGGCTTCCCACGCAGTAGCTGCGCGCCACCGGCCGGCGAGTAGATCAGCTCCGACGCGTTCGGAAACAGCCGCCGTACTGCGTTGAACGTCGCCATGGAAGCCGGGACGATGTCGATCGCCCGCCCCTGCATGTGGTAGCTGCCCTTCGCGCCACCGACCGCCGCGTTGCCCGCCGGTGACCGGTAGCCCGATGTGATCCGCGCGCCCGGGATGTTCGCCAAGACGAGCTGCTGCATCGCCTGCCAGCCCATCCCGGCCGTACCAACACCCTTCGGCGTGGCGCTCTCGAACAGCTTTGCTGTGGCGTTCATGATCGTGCGCGGGACAGCCCCGGCAAGATTCTTGAACATGTTCTGCCCGCCCATGACGGGCGCGAGGAACTTGTCGACGATGTGCGCCTTGATCGCCTTCGCGGGGTTGGTAATGAAGTCCCACGCGACGGTCGCGGCGCCCTTGATGTTGTCCAGCACATCCCCGGCGAAGTTGCCGAGGTTGTCCCACACGCCACCGTCCTTGAACGCCTGCCCGTTGCGAGCCATGGCGTTCAAACGGTCAACGCCAGCCTTGCCGCCAACAGCACGGGTGAACTCCGGGCGCATGATCGCCTCACCGCCGGACAGCGCCAGCCGGCCGCCCGTCGGCGAGTAGAACTGATGCACGTCCCGACCCGGCGTGTACCCAGGCAACACGCCACCGGCAGCGAACTTGACCAATGGCGCCTTCGCGAGCTTCATGTCTTCCAGGCCGAGCGTCCCGACGATGTCGTTCCAGAACGACCGAAGGCCCTTGTTCCAGACCGTGTCCAGCACGAAGTTAATCGGCACCGCCGCGGCCTTCTTGATCTCACCCCACGACTTCGCGATCGCCTTCTGTCCAACCTCGAACCCCTTGGCGAGCAGATCGATGCCCGTTTTGAACGGCGAGAACACGTGCTTGTCGATCCACGACCAGCCCGCCTTCAACACGCCCTCGATGGCCTCCCACGCCGGGAGGATCGCGTTCTTGTAGAGCCACGAGAACGCCTCCCCCAGCAGACGCAGACCCTCCTTGAACGCATCCACGATCGGACGGACACGGTTCTCCCACAGCCATACGAACGCCCCGCCGATGAAGTCCACGACCGGGCGGATCGAGTTCTCCCACATCCACGTCGCGGCCATGCCGATCGCCTCGAATGCGGGTGCAAGAGCGTTCTCCCACAGCCACCTGCCGATCGCGCCGACAAGCCGGAACGCGTTCACGATCAGGTCGAACTGCAACTTGAACCCGGCCGCGAGGAACGCGACCGCATCCCCGATGAACGAAAACACGGGAGACAGCACGTTCTCCCACAGCCACGTCGCAACCTCACCGATACCCTTGAAGACCGGCTGGATGACGTTCTCCCACGCCTCCACGAAGAACCCACTGATGTTCGCCCACGCCTCACCAAGGAACCGGGTGAACTCGGACCAGATCGCCTTTCCCGTCTCCGTCTGCGTGAAGAACCAGACAAGCCCTGCGACGAGCGCGGTGATCGCAGTGATGATCAAGCCGATCGGGTTGGCGGCAAGAGCTGCGTTGAACAGCCGCTGCGCTCCCGCGGCCGCCGTCGTCGCCGCGGTGGAAGCGATGATCGCGACCTTCGAGCGGAGTGTGAGCGCCTCGTTCACACGCATCGCGGCGATGGTCGTCGCGAGCGTGCTGTTCTTCAGCGCATAGACGGCGACACCGATCTTCTCTGCCACCGTCGATGCGTAGGTCGCTGCGACGGCCCCGTACGTCGCGGCCGCGTACCCCGCCTGCGCGGCCTTCACCACCGCCAGGATCGCGCTCCACGCTTTGAACGCGACGACTGCGGCCGTCACGCCAACGGCGAGCGGTCCGAGCCAGTCGATGTTGTCGGCGATCCAGTCGAACGTCGCCGCGACGACCCTGAACGTCTCGTTGACGATGAGCGTCACGGCGGCGAACGCCGCGGTGATCTGCGGCTGGAACTTCTGGATCAGCGACGACAGACCACGCGTGATCGCCGTCCCCAGGTTCTGCTGCGCCGTCCCGATACCCTCGGTCGCTGAGATCGCCTGATCCGCGAACGACGCGTACTTCCCAAACCCGTTCTCATTCAGGTCGAGGATCGCAGCGTTGAACTGGTCGAACGACACCTGGCCGTTCTTCATCGCCTCGTACAGATCCGTCTGCTTCGCTGTGCCGCCCAACAACGACTTCGACAACTGATCCATCTGCCCGGGCATCGCCGACACCATCGACCGCCACGCGGCCATGTCGACCTTGCCGACGGCGAGCTGCTGGGCGTACTGCTCCATCGCGTTCGCCTGAACTTCGGTCGACTTGCCACCCGCCAGCAGCGCGTTGTTGAGCGCGAGGCTGAGGTTCGTCGCCTCATCCAGCCCACCCGTGAGCGGCGCGAGCTGCTGCACGACACCGGCCATCGCGTCCAGCGACGTCGGCAGCCCGGTGAGCCGGTCGGACATCGTCTTGATCGACTTCGACGCGTCCGTAGCGGAGTACCCGAGATTCTTCATGATCTTCGGGAAGTTGTTCATGATGTCGACGCGCTTGATCGCACTGTCGATCGACCCCATGACTGTCCCGATCGCCTTCGACGTGACCGCCGCGACCGCACCACCGACAGCGCCCGCGAGCGCTGCGCCCATCGACTTTCCGGAACCGGCCAGAGTCGACCGCACACCAGGGCCGCCGAGAGCCTTGCCGATCTCGCTCTGCACGCCCGGCATCTTTACTGTCAGCGCCACATACGCCTGCGCGATCTCAACAGCAGTAGCCACGTTGCCCCCTCCGTCGCCCGTTATGCTTCGGGCATGAACAAGTCAGTGGCCGTGCTCGGCCTTCTCTTCTTGGCGGTCGCGACGGCGGGGTGCAGCGGTGAGCCGGAGACAGAAGCCACCCCGACGACCACGGCAACACCCGAGACATCACCGACCGAGGAGCCCGACATCACAAACGGACTCGAGTTCGGTGCGACCGTCACGATGGAAGCCGCTGGCTCGACGTGGGCAGTGCGCGTTGACGAGCCCCGCGACGTCACCGAAGACGTCGCGAAGCAGTACGAGAACACGGGCTTGGAGCTGGCGCTTGAGGAAGGCATGACGTACGTCGGTGTACCCGGGACAATCACCCGCATCGGGGACGGGCCCGCAGACCCGTCCGCGGAGGTCGATGTCGCGGTCATCATCGACAACCGGGTCATGGGACCCGATACCCAATACCTCGACGACGCGCCACCCCTCTCCGACGTCGGTGAGCTCTTCCCTGACGGGACGGCTGAGTTCATGCAGATCTTTCAGGTGGAAGAGGGCGCAGACATCTCGACCGTCGCGGTCTATGCCGGCGTCGGCGAAGAGAGCCAGCAAGCGTTCTTCGGTGAAGCTGTCGACCTCGGCAAGGCTGAGGAGTCCGCTTCGTCTTCTCCTGATGTCGAGACGATGAAGTACCTCTGGGACCAGGCATCGTCGGAACAGCGAGCAGAGTCCGCGACGTCATGGGATCTCGATGGTGGCAAGGTCACCGAAGCTGGCGTCGACGCTCTCATGCGGGAATCCGCCGAGGTAGGCGTGATTCTCGACGAAGGGGAAGCCCGTGAGTTCCTCGACTGGGCACTCACGCAGTAGCTGCTCGGCGCTCTTGCCGGCGCGCGTGCGCCGCCGCACGGGCCGATAGCGCCGCCTGTTCCGCAGCGACCTCACCCGAGGCGCGAGGCAACGGGATGCGTTCAGGCTGCTTGCCCTTCTGCCCACCCTCAACCCACGACACCATCCGGATCGTGTACTCCGCTTCGCGCAACAACTGCGCCTCCACGGGCCAAGCCGCATCACCGCCCTGCGCGCGCCCCAGCGCACAACCAGCGGGCAGATGCTCTACCAACGCGCCGAGCTCACGCGGCGTCCGGTACGGGTCAGTGCGCCCGCCAGCGTCCAACAGCAACCGAATCCCGTACTCCGACTGCAGGGAAGCCCGCAGGGCGTCCTCACTCTCACTGAGGACGCCCGCGAGCGTCAGGAGTTTCCCTGGCCGAGAGCTCCGATCAGATCCCAGACGAACTTCGTGCCGTCCTCGACCTTCACGCGGCCCGTGCTGGGATCGCGCAGCGCGTTGAGCACACGCTTGTAGTCGTCGCCGATCAGACGGCGCAACAGCGCCGGCATCCGGGACGCGTCTTCCTCGTCCTGCAGGGCACGCATGTCGTCGAGGACCTCGAAGTCGTCGAGCGCTTCGTGCGGGACGGTCACGACGACGCCGCGGATCGCGACGCGTGATGCGGGGATCGTGCGCTTGTCGTCGCCTTCACCGACGCTGATATCGACCTTGTCGACCTTCGGCTTGTCGTCCTTCGGTTTGCGATCCTGCGGCTGCTTCGCGCCCTTCGGCGCGGTCGCTGCGGTTGCCTTCTCGGTCACGGGATCACCGCCTCGAGGTCGGTAGCGAGGTGGACGTAGTCGCCGATGATCTCACCGATGAACGGGTACGCCGAGATGTCAGCGTTGTTCGCGACCTTGTCGCCGTTCGGTGCGATCTCCAGCGTCTCGATGATGTAGCGCTCTTTGACGGTCGTCTCGTCCGCGTCGAACAGGTCGATCACGCACGCACGCTTGCTGATGCGCTGGCCGGCGCCACGGGTGACCTTGCGGACACCAGCAGTCGAAGTGTCGACCGCCTTCTCGTGGTAGCGGAGACCGTTGGTCAGCGCCTTCGACTCCAGGGCGACGAACGACACCGTCGTGCCGGGCTCCGAGATTCGTGTGCGGACAACCCCGTTGCCCTGATGCCCACGCTTCTTCTCCACCGACCCCGTCTGCGACTCCGTCACGCCATCATCGGTCATCCAGCCGACGTCCTCGAACGCCGGGTCGAGGACACCGTCGATCTCCGTGGGGAGCGTCGTCCCCAACGGTGCCAAGTAGATGGCATCGATGTCGGACCCGAAGATCCGAGCCAGTTCTGCATTCACGCTCATAGTGAGCTCTCCTTCGGTTTCGCCGACATCGCGCCGGCAGTCTTGGTCGCGGCGGTTTGCCGTGGACCTCTCAGCGGGTGGCGCGAACGCGCATCCGCACAGTGACCGTGTATCGGTCTCCGTTCGTGTCAGGATCAGGGTCGTAGTAGGGGCCGCTGATGCTCTCGATGCCGCGGACGAGCGGCATAGCCGTGTGCTCGTTGAGCAGTACGTGCCGTGCCCGGGTCGCGTCAGCGGACGCTGTGACGCTGTCCCCCGCCGCGCATGTGATCGTCATCTGGACGATCTCCAACACCCGGTTGATCGAGCCGCCGCCGGAACGCCATGCGCGCACGAACCGATCCGGGCGCGGATTCGGAACCTTCGTCGCGACGGCAGGCGTCAGCCGTTCCCGCAGGAACGCACCGACCATGCTCTCCGCGTCGACGAACTCAACCGCTGGCATTGCCCACCGCCCGGGTTAGCACCTTGTCGCGCGCCTCCTGACGGCGCCCCTTGTCCGACTTCGGGCGAATGTATGCGCGCGCCGTGTACCGGTGCGGGACGACGTTCACTTCGAACTCCGGACCCGCCGCCTGTTGGATCTTCTGGGCTTCGCGGGCGACGAGCGAGGTCACCGCGGGTGAGGTCATGATCTTGTTGATGCCGCGCAGCTTGAGCTTCACGTTCACCGTCACGGGTCAGCCCTCCACCCTGCGCAACGTCGCCACGTTCCCGATCCGCCCGCGCCGCGGATGTCGCCACTCGCGGGTGACGCCCTCGACCGTGTACGCCAACCCTCGGGCGACGACCAGATCTCGTGCGTCGAAGACGACGTCCGTCGGCATGTACACGGTCGGCTCGACGATCACCCGCGCTTGACCCTCACGCGGCTCCGACGTCGACCCGGGATCGAACGCGTACACTCCCCGCAATTCTGGGGCCGCCCATGTCTCCGTGCGGTTTCCGTGCCCGTCGACCGCACCAGGGACGAACCGCATCCACAGGACGCTCTCGGTGGCCTGCCTCATGGCGTCGGCCCGACATAGAACGGCGATGTCGAGGGGATCAGGTCGATGCTGAATGCACCGCCGCGCACACCCTGCAGCTTCGCGAGCTCATCATCGGTGAGCCCGAGTCCACCAGGAACGTCGCCGCCGTACATCACGGAGTCCGTGAACGGGCCCGTGGTGGTGTTCGCCTGTCGGACGCCGGCAGGGTTCCGGAAGACACGCATCACCATCGCGACGGCCGCGTCCTTGGCAAGTTCGAGTAGCTCCGTGCGCGACGGGCTCTCGGCGGCTTCCGCGTCGATCCTCGACTGGATGTCGGGTACCCGGTACCGGATCTCACGCTCTGCCTTGTCGATCCACTTCTGCAGTTTCGTCGTGTCGGTGGGTGCGTCCTCGCCGATCCACGCGTCGGTCACATCAGCCGGTTCTGTCCAGCTCGCCATCAGAACACCGCCTCGAAGTCCCATGCCGCCAGGTGGGCAGCAAGCAGATCGATGTCTTCGCCGTTCATCTCGACGATGCCGGAAGTACGGCACTCGAGGACGTGGATGGACTCAGGGTCGCGGCCACCGAGACGTCGGAAGGACTCAGCCGCTGCATGGCGCGCGACTTCTTCGCTGACCGGGAGCGTCGTGATGACAGTCGATCGCGCGATGGCCATGATGCCTCCTCGTGTGGATAGGTCAAGGTGGGGAGGGACGACGACCGTAGCCGCCGCCCCTCCTGGCCTCACTCGGTGCGAGTGAACGCGACCGAGTCGGAATCGAGCTGCCCCTTGAGGACGCGCACCGCAGCACTGCCGGCCGTGCCAGCGGGAACCTCCGCCGTGATCTCGGTGTCCGAGACGACGGTGAAGCTGGTCGCGTTGGCTGCGCCAAAGCGGACCTGCGTGGCATCCGTGAAACCGGAGCCGGTCAACGTCACCGTCGCGCCAGCGGCGGCAGAGACCGGGTCGACCGACGTGAGAACCGGATCCACCGCAGGGGTGCTGCCCGCAGGAGTCAGCACACCAGCCGGGAAGCGGGTGGCCTCGTCACCGTTCAGCGCCGTGATCGGGTTCGCGCCGACGTAGCCGACGCGGAACACGACACGCAGGGCCTTCGAGTCCTGCTGCATCAGGTTCACGATGACCTTGCCGTCAGCGTCCGAGATGACACCCTCCTTGAAGATGTCGTAGGTGATGTCCTGGCGGATGCCGATCACGAACTTCGACCAGTCCGCGGCGACGAGGGTTGCCTCGTCAGCGTCCCAGGCGCCGTTGTCGATCTCGCGCAGCGGGAACCCGTACAGGCCGGGGCCACCGTTGTCGCCGATGGTTGCGCCGTAGATCGGGATGCCGTCCGCCGACCGGACCGTGCGCAGCGTCCACTGCAGGCCCGGCCGCGAGGCGAACCCGTTGACGGTGTACCCGTCAAGCGCGACCTTCTCGCCGAGGTTCGCGACATCGACACCGATGTCCGCACCAGCGCCCAGCGCGACAGTGTTGCCGGCGTTCACCGCGCCGGGCACGACCGCAGGCGTGGTCCAGGATGCCGGCTTCTCCTTGCCGAACAGCACCGCGGAGTCCACGGTCTGACCGATCGCCTGGCGCAGGTACGGCTTCACCTCTTCCCAGAGGGGCACCTCCGCGTCGTCGAACAGCGCGTCGGGGATCACGACGATCGCCGCGAGCTCCTCAGCAGTGATGATCTGGTTCTTCCACTGCTGCTTGGTCGTCTGCTTGAGTCCGGTGTCCCCGTTGACCCAGTACGCCTGAGGCAGAACCGAGAGCACCGGCTGAGACTTCGTCTTGCTGGACATCGGCACGCGACGCATCAGCGAGAGCGCAGCCGACTCCTTCGGCGCCTCCTTGATGATCTCCTTCGCGTGCTCCACGGGCACCAGCGCGCTTGCGCCGGAGCGGTTGACGGATTCGTTGTAGCCAGCCATTGCTGACTCCTTCCAAGAGTTAGTTGATCGCGTCGCGCAGCCAGTCCCCTGTGCTGCGCGCGCCCTTGTTTCCTTCGTCTTCGACGTGCAGGCGCGACGTGCCGCCCTGCTCGCCGCGGAATGCAATGAGCGCGTCCGCCGACTTCTCCAGCTCCTCCTGCGTGCTGCCGCTCAGCAACGACGCCGGAATGATCAGGCCCTTTTCGGGGTCGGACTTCGCCTCGGCGACATCCGCGCGGAGCTTCGCGACCTTGAGTTCGGCGTTCTCACGCTCGAGTTCGGTCTGCCGCTCCGTCGCTTTCTGCGCCTCGGTCTTCTGCGAATCCTTGATCTGAGCCAACTCGGCGGCATCCGCCTTCAGCTGGTCGTAGTTCGAGAACTTCGCGCGCTCCCTCGCGATGCGTGCCTGGATCGCCTTGTCGAAGTCCTCCTGCGATTCGATCGCTTGGAACTCCTCCTTGGCCTGCTCCTGCTGCTGCGAGTCGGTTCCTTCCGTGGCAGTGGTACTGCCCGTCTGCTCAGACACCTGAGCCCCTTTCCGTTTAAGCCCCGTGCGGGCATCTCCGCAGGAACCGCCTGCGTGCGGCCACGGAGGAACCGTGGAAGCTTCTCTGCTACCCGCGCAACGATGGCGCGAGGTCAGTCCCGAACGGGACAAGGAACGATTGCGGGCGCCGGTACCCGTTGACATCCAGCACACCCATTTCGCTGCGATAGAACGTCGGCACCGTCGTGCAGTTGCAGTCGTCGTGGAACGACGCCGCGAGCTCCTGCGTGCCGCGCGCACGTACACCGCCGCCGACACCGCCGATGTACCCGGCCCTGCGACGGCCGGACTCGTCCAGCGCGACCGACTGGTCAGTGCCTCGCCCGATCACGCTTCCCGCAGCCTCTTGCGACCGGTACACAGGGCCGCGCCCGGCGAGCATGATGCAGAAGTCGCACGACTTGCGGGACTTTGCCCGTTCCGGGTGCACGTGACGTGACCAGCTGACCGCGGCGACCGCACCAGACCGCGCGTCCTGCTGCGCGAGCATGTCGACCGTCTCACGGGACGGCTGCAGGATCAGACGTTGAGCGGCGCCGAGCAACAGCGACTCGAACGATGCCCAATCCGGGTCATCCGCGAACAGCGACCCCGTCGCCCACCGCACGACCCCCTCTGACTGCTTCTCCTTCGCAGGCTGCGCGAACACCGCCCGCAGCGATCCCGCGCCAGGCGGAAGGTCGCGGAGCATGTCGTAGAAGTCGGCGCCGAGCACGGCGGCCGTGTCCCCGAACGCGGTCATGAAGTCCGGGAAGTACCGAAGCAGCGCATCGCGGACAGCACGCGGGTTCGACGATTCCGAGAACACGGACAGCACGTCGCGTAGCTGCGTCTTCCCGATGTCTACCAGCGACGCCTGCGCGGTGCGGAACTCCTCGATCTGCGCAGGCGTCGCCATGGTCACTCCTCAGCGGTCTTGATAGTGATCGGCTGGCCCGGGATGAACTTCACCCCGTCGAGCCCCGAACGCCTCGCAGCGTCCTCAGCATCGACGCCCGCACGCCTGAGCACACCGAGCGCATCGGCCTGCGCCTTGACGACCTGAGCGGCCTCTAGGTCACTTGGCTGGCTGGCTGGCGTATCCTGCCGGACGCCCCGCGCCGCCTCAACGAGCTGCGCGATCCGCGAGCCCGCGTCCTTGCGCCTCTGCTCCGCCTCCAACTGCGTGATCTGCTCCAACGGCAGGCCCGCGTACTGCCGGCCAACACGACTCGTCGCGAAGTCGGGGTCTGCCGACGAGAGCTTCGAGTACGAATCCGCACGAGCCGACGGCGACACGATCGCCGGATCAGTGAACTGGCCGCGAAGGCTCCGAAGCTCATCGGGGATCTCCGTGATCCCATCGCGGAGCATGACCCCCATCTGCATCGCACTCACCGCGCCGAATCCCCACAGAGTGTTGGCATCACGCGTTGTCGTGATCAGAGTCTCCTTGGCCGCGAAGATCGCATCTGCCGACGACGGGTTCGAGGAGTCCGCAAACCGGACTTCCAGATCCTGATCGTCGGCGAACAGCGCCTGCCACATCCGCAGTTGCTCCGTGTGCGGCTGCGGTGACGCGCCCGTAAACCGATGCAGCTGAGGCTGATCATCCTTATCGTCGACGTCGAGAGCCTTGATCCGGCCCATGATCGCCGCCCACCGGTCGCTGCCGATGAACTGCTCAACACCAGGGCCGAACAGGAACGTCTCCGGCGAGGCATAGAACTCACTCGACACCTCTGAGCGCACGATCGACCGCAGTCCCGCGTCAGCGAAGTACATGCTCGGCCGAGTGATCCGCGAGTGCCCCAGGGGGCGTCGCAGCTCGTACTTGTGCACCAAGGGTGCCACCGGCACACGCCGGAGGTTGTGCGTCAAGGTGCGAACCATCCATCGTGCACCGCTCTTGCGGAGCTTGTGCACCTTGAACGGGGTGTAAACGATCATCGCTGTCGCAGAGCCGTCTTCGTCGGTGTCCACGATCGAGAGGAACGCCCTCAGCACACGCCGGCGCTTGTCCCACAGGGCCGCCGAGTCCTCGGCGTCGCGCGGCATGATCAGCACGTCCGCCTCACCAGAGAGCGTGTCGCCGTGAGTCACCGTCAAGAACGCGCAGCCATGCACAGCCGAGGACACCGAAGCGGCCGGGAACTCCGTCAGGAACTGGTTCTCCCACATCATCTGTTCGATGCCGAACGGGTCATCAGCGCCAGACGCGGAGACGAACCCTTCGAGGCGTGAACGATCGGTAACCGCGTGTACGCCTTTCGCATGCCATCCGAGAGCCGCCTTGATGCCGCGCATCTGAGGCGGCAGCGAGATCCCGAAGTCCTGCAGCGCCTTCTCGCCGTCGTACCGTGTCGAACGCTCGACGTTCATCCGCCTGCGCGCCTGCCAGACGTTCACCAACTGCTTGAGCAGATCGGTGTCCTCCCGGAGATCGACCGACGGAGCACTGGTGAGAATCGTCACAGGATCACCCCGCCTCCCTCGCGCGCATCGCGCGGCTTCTTGCCCGTACGCGCCCCGTAGAGCGCCAGCGAGACTGACTCGACCGGGGTCTCATCACCCGCAGGCGACGCCCAACCCCACGCACCATCGCGAGTGCGCTTCTCCTGAACCGACTTCTTCGCGGACTCGTCCAACTGCGCCTGACCCTCACCAGCAAGACGCGTCAACGACAACGGGTCGCCCCGCTTCGCCTCACGCGCAGCAGTCGTCGACTGCTCAAGCAACATCCCGCACGCCTGGAAGTACTGCGGCGACGACGCCACCACAATCCGACGACGAGGCACCTTCCGCTCGATGAGCAACTGCTCCAGCACCGACGCACCCGCACGACCAGAGATCACGATCGCCGACGCACGCCGCCACCGGGCCACGCCATCGACCTTCGCGACGAACCAGTCCGCCAGCGATTCGAGTTGCTCCTGCACCGGCCCCTGCTGCGCGTCGATCAACTCGATATGCGCGCGGTCCCCCGCGACGATGCACCCGCCCAGCGACACCTTCATGCCGTCCGCGGAGAACGCGACACCGAACGCCCGTGCACCATCCTCGGGCACGTCATCCGAGGCGAGCATCGGCCACATCTTCGACAGCGGGCCATCGCCGTCCGTCTCCTCATCCCAGATCCCGAGACCTTCGCGCAGGAACGACCCGTCGTCGTCCAGCTGCTCACGGAGACGCTGAATCGCGTCTGCGTCGGTCCGATGCGGGAAGGACGGGTTGGCTTTCGCCCAGGTCTCGTGCGAGTCCGGATCGTCCCCGGCATCGGCGCCGACCTCGACATACAACGTGTTCGATCGGACATCCTCACCAGCGGCGCGGCGCGCCTTCACCGCGAGCGCCTTCTTCCGCCTCGACCTGAACACCTCAGCCGGATCATCGGGTGTCGGCGGCGTCCCCATGTAGATCACCAGCGGGTTCTTCACCGTGTTCGCCGCCGGCACCATGTCATTCAGCGCCTTCAGCTTCAAGATCTGCGCCTCGTCGAACACCACCACAGACACACCGGGGATGCCTCGACCGAAACCATGCTCGCGCGCGCCGAACATGATCTGCGACCCGTTCGTGAACAGGATGCGCTGTTTCCCGTTGCCCGCCCTCACACTCCGGATGTACGGCTTGATGCGCCGGCGCTTCGCGAGCGCAGACAAGGTTTCGAACGTCTCATCCGACGTCGCCGAGTGGTGCGCGGTCCACAGCACCTTCAGCTTCGGGAACAGGATGCACAGGGCGAAGATGATCGTCCCGATCGTGAACGTCTTCCCGACCTGACGGCAGATCGAGATGAGGACTCCACCGATACCGGCCGCGTACCTCCCCGTCGACCGCTTCGCGAGGATCGCCTTACCCAGCCCCTTCTGCCACGGGTCGTGCTCGACGCCCATCTTCGCGCACTGCGCAGCGACAGCCGGGTACCCGGTCTTGACGATCCCAGACGGCAACACCAGGTGCTTCGCGACGTCCGACAATTTCGGGTCAGAAGTCGTCGTCGGAGATGTCCTCGTCAGGAGCGCTTGCGGCATCGGCGGACTCCTCCTGCTCCTGCATCTCGATCTCGTCGATCTGCTGCACGTAACTGTCGAGCGCACGCAGCGCCTGCAGCCGTTCCCGCGACGGCATCCCGTCGTCGATCGCCTTCGCCAAATCGTCACGCGCACGAATCAGGTACGTCTTCCGATCCCCCGACCGCACTGCCTCGAGCAGCGACATCGGCGGCGGTGGCGCCTCGGTCATCCACGATCGGATCGTCGGTCGCGACACACCCAGCGTCCTTGACACCTGAGAAATCGACATGCCACCGCGGACCTTGTCCACAGCGTCGCGCTTGAACGCATCCGAGTACACCCGCCGCCCGCCAGAACTCGCGGCATTCGGCGCGTCCACGGGCCGAAGGCGAGCAACAGAATCAGCCATCGCTCATCACCGCCTGGAAAGTGGGAAAACCCGGGGAGAGATAGGCCCAATGCCGCGGGGGGGCTTAGGGGTGTGGGGAGGGGGTGGGGTGCCCGGGGGCTGCCTCCTCGTGGGCGGTGGCGCATCGGGCGTGGTCGTCGGCCATGGCGTCGCTGTAGGTGTCCCACCAGGTCTCGGTGATCTGGTCTGGGAGTGGGTAGGTGAGCCAGTGTTTGCCGATTGGGCACCAGCAGGCGATGCCGTCGACGGTGAGCGTGCGGCGTCCGGTGAGGATGAGGCGGTCGAGGCGTTCGGTTGGTGTCTCGAACATGCTCTGCATTGCCTGGCCGTCTGTCACCAGAAGGGCCGCGGCTGCTTGAAGTGAGTGTTGTGGATCACGCGTTCGGTGATGGTGGTTCCTGGCGGGATCGCGGTGACTCGTACGTGCTCTGCGGGGATGCTGACCTTGACGAGTGCCAGGTCTGTTGCGAGGCGCTCTATCTCGATCTCCCTGCTGACCCAGTGTGGGAAGCGGGCGCCGTCGAACACGAGCCCTTCGGTATCGATCTGGATCTCTCTCGCGATCTCGATCTCCCGCGTGCGCTTCGCGGCAAGACGTTTGCGGATCGTTCGTGATGCGCGCATGATGGCTCTCCCTTTCACCAGATGGGTGATGCGGTGACGGTGCGGTCAGCTGTGGGCGTCGTGCCGTGGAGCTTGGCGCGGGCCTCAGCGATGGTGAGTTTGCCCTTGAACTGGTTGCAGCGGCGGTGCATCAGATGCGTGTTCGCACGGTCATAAGGCGAGCCTCCACGTGAGCGTGGGATGTCCTCGTCGACCTCGCCACGCATGGGGTGCGGGATGCAGCCTGTGCAGTCTCGGGTGGGGCAGCGTTTGCCGTGCTGGCCCGGTAGATGGGTGAGGGTCTTGTCGACAGGCTTGTCGCATAGTGCACAGTCGTGCTCTTCGGCCTTCACTCGCCGTACTACTTGCCGGCGGCGGTGGCCGTTGGCGTTGTGCGCTGGAGTGGCCATGCTGTGTGCTCCGTTGCGTCAATCAGGGGTGGCCGTCGTACGCCAGCCACCCGCCCAACTAGGTTGTTCTCTCCCCTGCTGGGTAGAGCCTTCACGCGCCTGGCGCTTTTCATTGGGCCGCGTACGCATGATCAGTGCGTGCGCTCTGAGCTCTTGTGGGGCGGCCGGTCTGGGGTGGCCGGCCGCCCGGCTGGGTTGGGGACCCACAGGAAACGACGAAGCGCCCGACCGCATGGCCTGGGCGCTTCTGTCATTCCTGTCTGATCATTAAGTTACGGGGGTTCAACGGGGACTGCGCAAATCGTTGTCTCGGCGTGTCGCTTCGTCGCGTTCGCGGAGCGTCTTGCGTAGTCGGGCTTGCCAGACGGGGTCGGCGGTCATGCGTTCTCGCCACCATTGCTTGAGGGTGTTTTCTTCGACGACGCGGTGGCGTTGGCCGTCGCGGGTTTCCCAGCCCATGGGCATTCCGTTGCGGCGCCAGCGTTTGATTGTGACGACGGATCGGCGGGTGACCTTCGCTGCTTCACGGTAGGTGAGGTGTTCAGCCATCGGGTGCGCCGATCATCGGCGGATGGCCGAGTGTGTTGAGGCGTTCGTCGGCGGTGTGGCCGAGTGTGTTGGCGAGGCGTGTGCATGCGGGGCAGAGCGGGCCTCGTGCGGTTCCGCAGTCCAGGCAGCTCATGATGCTCCGTTCGTTGTCGTGTCCGTGGCAGGCTCCTGCCCACCAACCTCGCGGTCTGTGAGCAGCAGAGAACGTATGTCCTCCAACACCTCGACCACCTCGGCATTCGTCCAGAGCACGTCGAGATCAGCGACGTTGTCGAGAGCCTTGTCGATGTAGCCGAGTGCGCTGTGGGCGCGCAGTAGGCGCTCGGCTGCTGATCGGGTGGCGGCGACGTGATTGTTTCGTCCTGGCTGACCGTCCATCGCTGCCGCGTCAGTGTCGATCCAGTAGGCGACCTCCTCGTCCGTCTTGCGGTCGAACATCCGGGCCGACGTGAGTTCGCTCTTGGGCGTGCTGAGGGTCATAGGTCGCTCCCGTTCTCGCGGTTGGTGTTGTCCGCCTCGATGCCATGGAGCTTGCACCCGATGAACTCGCCGTAGGCCGATGCGCAAGTACAGATCTCGCGATCTGCACAGCGTGGGCATAGCAGGCGGTCCCCCGCGATACGCACGTCGCGTGGCTTCCATCCGCGCTCGTGACCGCCGAAGTGACGAGAGCAGTGGTCGCAGGGGAGCCAGAAGTATCCACCGAGCGAGGCGACCACCCAGGCCATCCAACGCCTCATGACTCGCTCCCGTTCTCGCGGACTGTGGCGTCCTTCTCTGCCTGCTCCTGGATCGCCTGAGCGTCGTAGCCGCGCGCGTTGAGGTAGTCGAACATGATCTCGAACAGCCATCCGCCGTCCTCGGTCATCTGCCAGATGAGGCGGGCGGCTTCGTCAGCGGCTTCGGGGGACTTCTCCTGCATCGTTGCGAGCAGGGCGGCGAACTGGGAGAGCGACACCGCGTAACCGAGAGCGCGTGCCCATCGGCGGATCGCGGGGGTTCGCTCCGGCGACTCCTTGTCGTCCCACGGCACCTCGCGGTACAGCGGGTGTGCTTCTGCGTGCAGGTCGAGTGTTCCGGCTGCAGCGCACGCGATCATCCGGTCAGCGGTCGCGTCGGCCTCGTTCTCCGGCCAGGTTGGGAAGTTGGTCTCGGTCATCGTTCGCTCCCGTTCTCTCTTGAGGGCTTGTAGCGGGACAGCACGGCGCGCAGGTCGTCGTGAAGCGTGCCACCCAGGCCACCTTCGATCCACTCCCACCAGGTGATGCCCCGCTCGTCGCTGGGCGTGTCAAGCAACGTGTTGATGTCGCTAATGATGGCTCGCAGATCCACGGACGCCAGGCGTGCGGCGAGGTGTTTGTCACGCTCCTGCTCGGCTTCCTTCACGCGGGCGATCAGGGCAAGCACAGTGGGCGGATCGAACGCCACGAGACAGTCGTCGTCACGCTCCCTCACGCCCTCCCCATAGGAGACTGGAACGCCGACACCTTCGACGTACTCTCCGCCGCCGATCAGCCTCCACGGCTCTGGTGAGGCTGCTCGTGCTACCGCCTCCAGGGCGTCAAGATCAAGATCAGACATCGGTCAGTCCTCGCTTTCGTTGTTGGTGGGGTCAGGAACGGGAAGCCACGGGCCAGTCTTGCGGCGGCGGATGATCTCTTCGCCCCTCTGCGCCAGGAAGCCGTCGAAGTCATCCGACATCGCGCTGATGGACTCGTAGTGATCCGTGAACGGCCCGTCCTCGCCTTCGTCCCGGATGCCGTACTCCCACTCCGTCTCGCGCGCGGCTTCCCATTCGGCGCTCTGCTCGCGCTCAGCCTCAACGACCTCACAGACGAGTTGCCATGCCTCCTCGCGGCTGATGTCCCGCCCGTACGCGAAGCCGGTGAGTGCGTCTGTTGCGATCTGCTGGGGGGTGGGCGCGCTCATCGGTTCTCCTCCTGGTTGGTTGCGAACGCAGCACTCAGGGCCGCGCGCATCGCGGTGAAGGTGATCCCGTCGTCACGATGCTCGGTCGCATCGATCGCGGCTTCCAATGCGGCCTCCACCTGCGCGTCGGTCGGTTCGGCCTGTACGGGGCAACGGGAAGCAAGAATCGCGAGCGGCAAGTCCCACGCGAGGCGATGCCCGATGTTCGAGGACAGTACACCGGGGGCGCTGTCCCCGCAGTCGGCATACACGTCCTCGATCACTGCACGGATCGAGTCACTGAGCGCGACGTGCAACGCTCCCGTGCCCTCGGCCAGCCCCAGGTAACTCGGGTCAGCGATGAGGCGCCGAGCGAGATCATCGGCCAGCGCTTCCCGCTCGTCGGCGGTCGGTTCGGCCTGCCAGCCTTTCGGGGCGCACGGGCCAGAGTGAGCGCGTTTGAGCGGGCAGTCGGGGTTCGAGCACTCGGACGGTTCGGCCTGTACGGGGCGGCGATCGGCGAGGATCGCATCGGCCAAGTCGTAGGAGTCGCCGCTCCCCATGCGCGTCCAACCCCGGCGCTCGGAGTCGACCAGTGTCGCCAGCGCTTCCCGCTCGTCGGTAGTCGGTTCCTGTGCGGCCTCGAACACGGCCAGAGCGTCGGCCACAGCCTTGGCCTGATGCGCCCAGTACGACCCCCACGAACGCCACTCATGGTCACACCGGCAAGCGATTTCGCCCAGCCCAGTGGCTTCCACAGGATGCTCCCGCAGCGCCTTCTCGATCAGTTCTTCACGGTCAGTCATCAGCAACTCCCATCGCAGTAAACGCACCCGCCGCAGTCATCGCAGACGAGCGGGCAGTAGCCGGAGGATCCGTTCTCCCGGTTAGGGTCTGGACGCGCGATGCACTCCCAGCACAGTTCACGGTCAGTCATGCTCGATCTCCCTGAACTCGTTCCGGCGCTCGCGCTCGCGGCGACGCATCTCTTGGCGGGCAACTCGCTCCGCGCGACTGCGGGAGCGATACAGGGCGGGACGATCGAACTTGCCACCCCAGCTCCACTCGATACAGCCGCCATAACGCCAGGCGCTGTGCCCCATGTCCAGGCGTGGCTGATACCGCCGCTCGCCCAGGTGGTTCTCATGGATCACGTACAGTCGGTCAGTCATTGGTCTTCCCCTCGTCCCGAATACGTCTCGCCGCACACACGGCACCTCCCCACCTGCACCGGCCTCGGCGAACCGTTCTCCCCGTCCACCCACACCACACGCACCGCACGGGCCTCCCCACACGTCGTGCAGTCACGGGCATGCTGCGGGAGCCCGTCATGCTCCGGCAGGTGCCGGCGCTGCTGGCGGCGGATCTCCCGGAACATCTCCTGCTCGAACGCATCCAGATCACGGTGCGCCCACACCGACTCCGCATGGGTGATCAGCGTGCCCACGATCAGCAACGCCGCATCATGCGCCGCCGTCGACGACCCCGGGCACTTCCCCGGGATGCGGGTCGGCGCGTCCAACCATTCCGAGACCGCCGACGCGTACTCGGCGAGCAACGACCACAAGTACGTCGCATCCCCCGCGGCGTATTCGCCGGCACCGCCGGTGGGGATGGTGTTGTAGTAGCCGCCGCCGGTGATCTGGGGGCGGTCGAACTGTGATCCGCCGCGCGACACCGGGATGTGCGGTGTGGACAGGGCGAGGGCGGCGCCGAGCAGCTTCGGGATGAGGCCGAGGTGGTACTCGTATTGGCGGGCCCATTGCCGGTGTGCGGCTTCGGGGTCGATCGCCTGTTCGATGTCGATCATGCTGCTTGGCCCTTCGGGATCGGGACGGAGAGGATCGCGGCCGCACGCTCCGCGAGCACCTCACGCACGAGCCCGCGTTCCTTGCCGCGGGAGTGGATCATCTTGCGCAGCGCGTCGACCGCGATACCCGACGCCTCTGCGACCTGAGGGATCGTCATCCCGGCGCGGACGAGGTCGGCGACATGCGCCTGCATCGGGCCAGCGTCGACGAGCTCCTTCGGAGGGATGCCGGCGGCGCGGCGGCGTTCCCGTTCCTGCGCAAGCATCGCGTCGGTGCAGGACACGTCGCCGGGGCACTCCGAGCGTGCACGGCAGCCGAGCTGGTAGCCGTACGCTGTGCCGTGGTACTCCCGTGCGCCCTCGGCGCGGCGACGCTTCGTGTACTCGCGGTGGTACTCGCGGTGCGCGGTGTGGCAGGGGTCGCAACGGCAGCCGCGCGCGTACCGTGCGTTCGTTCCGTGTCCGGCGAGCTCGACGCCCTCCCAGCGTGACCGCTTCGGCTGCTTCGGCTGCTTCGGCTTCGGTTCCCGCTTCGGGCGCACTGGTTGCAGGCCGAGGCGTGCGCGGGCCTGTGTGGCGGCCCGGTGGGTCATGCCGACCTCTTCGGCGATCTCCCGGTCGGTCTTGCCTGCCTCGTTCAGTTCCCGGATGCGGTCGAGCCGGAGCGTGCGCGCCGAGGGCGCCTTCGGTTTCGGCGCGAGGATGACGCGCGGCAGGTCGAGGTCACGTCGGATCAGCCCGATCATTGACGCGCTGGAGTTCAGTCGTTGTGCGATGTCGATGTCGCGCATGCCTTCGGCGTGCAGGCGGGTGACGTCGTCTCGGAGTCGCACCCTGTCTGGCACGCGACGTGCACGCGGGGCCGCCTTCGGCTTGGGCTTGGGCTTCGGCTTGGGCTTCGGTCGTGCGGTTTGCCCGGTCTTCTCGCGCCGCTTGCGTGCCTCCCGCTGCTGGTGCTCGCCGTCAGCACGACGCTTCTCCTCACGTGCTGCGGCCTTATCCCGCCGACGCACGTCCTCAGCCGCGGCGCGTTCCTCAGCGAAGATCCTTTCCGGGGTCTCGCCGGCGTCGACACGGCGTGCGAAACCGAAGTCTCCGACGTAGCGGATGTAGACGTCACGGCAGGGTGCGGTCGACGGGCAGTGGGAGCCGCGGCATCCGGCACGGTAGCCGGCGACGGTGCCGTGAATGGTGGTGTTGGCCAGTAGGTCGAGTGTGCGGCTCATGAGTTCACCTCGAGGTTGAAGCGCTCCGCGCAAACAGAGCAGATCGATACGGCGCCGAGCACCCGATGCGGGGACGTCCCGATCGACGGGCGAGTGCAGGCCGCGAACCACTCACAGAGCCCTCGGGTGCACTCCGCTTCGAAGCCGTGCGCGCGGCGCGTCTCCTCGACGGCAGCGCGCACGGTCTGGGGTCGAGCGCAGACATCCTGGCCGCAGGTGCGGCACGTCGCCTGGTACTTCGTGACACCTTGGTCGTCGACCTTGCGGATCGGTGGGTATGAGAGCGGCATCAGCGGGTCTCCTCGTCTGCTCGTAGCGCGGCATCGCAGTTGCCGCAGGTGATCAGTGCCCGGTCGCGGGTGATCCGTCCCGGTGACACGGCACCGCAGTAGGCGCGGTTCGCGTAGACGGCGTGGAAGTGCACCCGCTCAGCCTTCGTCCGCGCACTCATGACGTCGCCACCAGACGTGCGACCGGATCCATGTGGCACGACGACGGACATCCGTATGCCCCTGCACACGGATGCTTGCAGGGCTCGTGATACTCGACGAGCCAGTCCCCCTCGATCCCGAAGTCCGTCTTGCGGAGACCGAGCGCACCCTTGTACGGGATCGGCTCGGACAGTGCGCGCGGGTTCGCGAGCACCAGGTGTTGAGGCCATCCATCGGCTTCGCCCCATCGAGAGCACGCACCTTCGCCCTCGACCAAGCACGAGCCATCCCAGAGCGGGCGGTGCACATCGACGAGGTCGACGACGCCGATGATCGCGCCGAGCGTGTCAGGGCGTCCACGGTCCATCGTGTTCGTGAGCGCATAGCCACCGAACTCGACCCAGCCGCGATCGTCACGCTGCAGGGCCGCATGAATCGCGATCGGCCCGCGGTAGTCCCCGGCGAGGTTGCGGACACGGTTCTCGACGTCCTTCCCACCATGGATGATCGCGTGAGCCCAGGGCTGCCGAACGGTCAAGATGCGCACGGCGCTCATGACGCCACGCTCCACGGCATCCCGTGGCACTCACACCGGCACGACATGACCTCGTCACGAGCCTCATCCCACGCCGACCCGTCACACGCCGGGTGCTTCCCGTCGCGGCAGTCGGGGCCGAGGCCAGCGACGTCGGCGCGCAGCGGGACGACGTCGCCGCGCAGCAGGTCGTCCGCCGCTCGCGACGCTTCACCGATGGCGGTGTCGAGCTCGGCGCGGAACGCGCGAGCCTCCGCGACCGTCATCGTCACGGTGCGTTTCTTCATCTCGACGCGCACCCTGCAGTCGTCGGTGTAGTCCGCGGCCGCGACGAACTCAATGATCTGCCGTTCGATCATCAGAAGTCACCGCCCCAGGAGGCGTTCTGAGCGCCCGAACCGCTCGGGGTGGCCCACGGTTCGTCTGAGGCCTGCGAGCCGCCCCACGCGTGTCCTGCGCTCCCCTGCGTGGTGTTCCTGCCGTCCCGGACGAGCACACCCACCGACTGCGCGCGCACCACGACCCGGCGCACCGTCTTACCCGACTCCCGGTGCTGGTAACTCGCGTCGCGTTCCTCGCCGAGCACGATCACCAGCTCACCCCTCCCGAGCGCGCCGATGCTGTCCGTGTTCTGCCACGACTCCACGTCATGCCAGATGGTGAAGTCGTCCTCCCACTGATTCGAGTCGCGGTTGAACTTCCGCTTCGTCTCCGCGACGGAGAACGACACGACGGTCTTCCCGCTCTGCGTAACTCGGGTCTCTGCGTCGGCGCCGAGGCGTCCGGTGATGGTCTTGATTGTCATGTTGTGCCTTTCGATTCAGACGAGATGGGATTTGGCCTGGTACTTGGAGAGGACGCGGGAAAACTGGCCCTGGAAGACGAGGTTCACGGAGCCCTCCTTCCCGCGACGGCTCTTCGCGACGATGACCTTGAGCTCTTCCTGCCCGCCCTGAACCGGCATACGGTGGAGCAGCAGCACCACGTCGGCGTCCTGCTCAATAGCCCCGGACTCGCGCAAGTCAGACAGCTGCGGCTCGGACGCCTTGCCTTTGCGATTGAAGCCCGCCCGGTTCAGCTGCGACATCGCGACCACCGGGACACGGTGCCCTAGGGCGATGCTCTTCAGATCGCGGGTGATCCCGGAAACCTCCACCTGTCGGGACTCGACCCGACCTGGCGCCCTAAGCAGCTGCAGGTAGTCCACGAAGATCGCCGGATACAACCCTGTGCGCTTCTCGATCGCCCGTGCGTGCTCCTTGATCTCGGGGACCGTAGACACCGTGGACGAGTCCGCGAACTCGAGCCGCAGGTCGGCGAAAGCTCGGCGGTGGTCGGCAATGCGCTTCCAGTCAGCATCGGTGATATCCCCGTCACTGAGGGCGCTGATCCCAATCTGTCCGTGCGCGGAGATTGCTCGGGCAGCCATGTCGGCTGCGCTCATCTCCATCGAAACGAAAAGGACCGGGCGGTGCTTCGCGATGTCCAGTGCCGCCTGCAGCGCCATGATCGACTTCCCGCCCGCAGGACGCGCGGCGATCACATACAGACTCTCGTCACGGAAGCCCTTGATGAACCCGTTGAGGTCGTACCAGGGAGTCGGGATGATCGGCTTCTTGTCGGTCACGTTCGACGTGTGCTGGTCCACCGCCTCGGCGAGAGTTGTCGTCCCGCGCTTACTAGTCACCTCGACCCGTTCGAAGGCATCACGCGCAAGACCCGCCACCTCCGCAACGGGGACGCTCGGGTCCATCGCCACCTGAATGGCCCTCTGCCCGCCCTCGATCACATGACGACGCTGCGCAGCATCACTGACCATCTCGGCGTAGTACCCGGCGTTCGCCGCAGTCGACACCGCCCCAGTCAGGGCGTGCAGATAGTCAGCGGTGAGGTTCCCGATGAGGTCCCCTGAACGGATCAGCTCGTCCGTGACAGCAAGAACATCGGTGGGATTTCCATCGCTTTGCAGGCGACGCATCGCCGCGTAAGTCGTTGCGTTTCGGGTCTCATAGAGATCTCGGACGGTAAGGATGCCCGACACCTCATCGAGCGCACGAGGAGACAGCATGCACGAACCCAGCACATACCGCTCGGCCTCGACATTCGAAGGCAGTGTGAGGTCACTCATCGCCAGCCTCTATCTCCGCCAGTGGTCGCACCAGGCCCACAGCCTCAGCAGCGAGCCGCTGCTCGGTGATGTTCCCGATCCAGGACGACGACCGCACAGGCACCGCCGCGACGATATCCGCGATCGTCATCCGCTCATCCGACACCGCATAGTGCTCACGCATCGCCACCACCGCATCGGACAACGCCACATGCTCGAGGTCGTCCGCCCACTCGGTTGCCGTGAACGCCAGGGACTCCGGGGTCGTCCACCGCGGGAACTTGTCTCGTGCGTTGATCTTCGTCAACAGCACGTTCACCTCACGCGCGTTCACGACAGCACCCCCATCTGCGGCTCCGCCAACAGAGCGTCGGCAGCGCGACCGAGATCCAACGTCGACAACTGCCCCGTACGGGCCTCCGGGACAGCGCCCGTCCATCGCTCCTGGTTCAGCCACGTCGACAGCAACGGCACGAACCGCACATCACCGGCAGGCCACGAACGCCACACGTGGGAGTGCGTCACCGCGGCGGCATGGATCACCGACCACGGGGCGGTCTTGAGCGCGGTCTGCAGGCTCTTGGCGACGACCTTCCGAGTGGATCGACGAGACGCCGGCCATAGCTCCCAGAGCACAGAGACGTAGCCCGCGACACTATCTGATGGTTCTCTAGTGGTTCTCTAGTGGTTCTCTGGGGGTTACCCGGAAGCTGCTTCCGGTGAGACTGACGTAGATTTCCGGTGAGGCTGTCGTCATCTTCCGGTGACTCCACTACCGGAAGAATCTTCCGGTTGGTGTGGAGCACATAGCGATCCGACGTCCGCATGCCATCGGAACCACGCCGCTGCGTTCGAGAGATCAGGCCCGACTCCTCGAGCTTCGACAGTGCCGCACGCACGGTGCGATCCGTGGCGCCGATCATTCTCCCCAGGCGCTCCTGGCCCGGATAGCACGACTCGTTCTCATCGGCCATATCGGCCAGCGCCACGAGAACGAACTTCTGCGACGTCGGGAGGTCTGCCTCCCACGCCCAGCTCAACGCCTTGTAGCTCACGCTGCATCACTCCAATTGCTCTCGGGGGTGGGGCCTTCCTCGACCGGCACCCACCCGCCCTTGTTCGTCAGCAGCACGTGCCCGAGCACGGCATGCCGGATAGACACCTCATCCGCCCGCATCACCCCACGACGGATCAAGAACCCCGACGCGTACGATGCGGTCGGATCTGCGTGCACCTCCCGGTGATGCGGCTCGCACAACACGACCCCGTTCGCTGCATGGTTGATCCACGCCTCCGCGGTCCCACCCATCCCCTTCGGGCGCCGATGATGAATCGCGAACCCGAACCCGGTGCCGCGCTCCAGGTGCGCGACGTGGCGCCCGCAGCCGGGGAAAGCGCACGACCCCATGTCCCTCGCGATGATGAGCCCCTCGACGGGCTTCGAGAACCCGGTCATAGCGGCACTACCTTCACGAGTTCCCGGATCAGCCCACCGAGCCCGCACACCGTGTGCCGTGCGGTGCGGTCGGACTGGCGAGCCCACACGGCATGATCAGCGCACGCGAACCCGAACGCACGACCGCAGCCGACACAGAACAGCGCGTGCGTCGCCTCAGCCCCACACTTCCCGGCGCGTACGTTGCAGTCGCAGACCGGTTCGAAGTCGAGCGCTTCGAGTACGACCGTCTCCTCGTCCAGCAGCGTGCTCACGACAGCTCCCCCATCGCCTCAGCAAGATCCGGATTCAATGCCTTCGCCAACACCACCGGGGACACCTGCCGGCGCCGTGAACCGTTCAGGCTGATCCACCAGCCACCTTGGAACGTCCACACGACCCCGGCACCGTCCATGACCTTGTCGCCGTCCTCGGCCTTGGTGAAGTGATCCAGCACGACCTGCGCCTCATGCGTGCTCACGGCTGACCCCCGTACGTCTCGGCGGCACGCTGCTGCCGCGCATCCACACCCTCAGAACGCGTCTTGTCGATGTCCTTGTCGACCGTCCGCAGGAACTCCTTCACCGACCGCCACAACGCCTGAGCGTCGAGCATGTCCGTGTGATGTGCCGCCGCGGCCTTCTCAGCGCGAGCGTTCGCCAGCGACACAGTCGCCCCGCCCTCAATCTCCTTGAGCTTCACGTCCCGCACGATCTCGTCGTGCTTCGCGGCGGCTTTCCCCATCGCGGTGCCGGAGTCGGCATGTGCTCGAGCGAGAACCCCGCGCGTGATGATCAGCCGCTCCATGTGCGTTTCCCGGTCGGCGTCCTTGAGCGCGTCGAACAGCAGCTGGTGCAGTTCGTTTTCGGGGTCGAAGGGTGCGATGCCGAGACGCGCGAGGAACCGCTCGAGCGCGCTCATGACAGCCCCAGCGCTTCCCGGATCTCGGCGACCGGCTGCAGCCCGTTCTCGCCCTTCGGCTCGACGGCCAGGTGTCGAAGGTGGGGCAGGTCGTTCACACCCACGCGGAACTGACCGATCGCGATGAGGTTCGCGATGCGCTGCTGCTCAACGAGCGCGAGCGTCGCGTGCACCTGAGCCATATCGATTGCTGGCTGCGCCTCCGAGCCAGGGATGTCCCCCGTGCTGAGTGCGTCCAACGTCCTCTGCAGGAACGTGCGCGCCTTGTCTGCGTGGTCGATGCGGGCGCTCATGACTCGTCACCGTTCGGGATGTCAGCGACCGCCCATGAGTCCGTCTGTTCGGCAGGCTCATCGGCCACTGGCAGCTCTCCGGCGTCGATCTTGCCCTTGACCGCGCTGATCAGCTGATTCACCGTCAACGCACCCTGTGGCGTCGGCAGACCCCACACATGGATGACCTGCAGAACCGCGTCCTTGTGGTCAGAACCGAAAGCGAGCCCCAGTTCCTTCTCCTGCCCTGCCCGGTCATACACGGCCTTGAGCGCATTGACGTCCCGCACAGGAAGGATCTCCTCAGCCCAGTTGCGCGACGCTACGGGCGGCGGCTCAACTGGCTTCGGCGCGGGGCGCGGGGCAGCCTTCCCGGCCCGCCCTGCGGGGGCGCTGTTCGCCGCCTGCGCGTCATCGTCATCCCCACCCGGGGCGATGCCAGTGACTGAGCAGAGCGTGTACCGGCGTGCGTAGGTGATTGCTGACCCTAGGGACTGCGGTGGCGTCTGCGACGGGTCAGGCAGCGGATACAGCCCCTCGATTCCTTGATCAGTAGCCTCGTGCATCAGCGCGTACCGCAGCACGAAGTGCTCACCCACCAGCGTCGGCTGCGCAGTCCACGCCAGACCATGCCGGCCCAGCAGCGGAAGCGCCACCTCGGAAACGTCCTTCAGATCCGCGTAGGAGTACTTGTACTCGCCGCCGCTCTTCGTCGGAACCTTCGCCGTGTTGCCCTTCGCGATAGTCGGCAACTCGGCTTGAAATGCTGCCAGCGCTGCCGCGAGCGTCGCGTGCGTGTCGGTCTTCGTCGTGCTCACTTCTTCGTCCCCTTCGTCTGTTTTCCAGCGGTCACGGTCACCCGAGCCGCCGTCCCCTTGCCCTGCACCTCACGAGTCGTCGTGAAGCGTTCACAGTGCGAATCCCATGCCACCTGCGCATCCCGCACCGCGTCCTGCGCCGCCTGCAGCGCGTTGAACAACGCCTTGCCGCCCCGCGCACGCTTCGCCTTCTCGAAGTCCGTCTCCGGGACACTGGTGACCACTCCGGCCTTCGCTGGCGAGTACGTCACCCGCGCCAACGGAGACTCCTGAGACACCCCAGCGGCCACCAGCGCCTTGTACGCGGTCTCCTTGAGCGTCTTGCCTTCCTTCTCGGCAGCGAGGCCACGCAGGTAGTTCAGGGCGTGCGTGTCCACCGCCTCATCGATGACCTCAGGAACCGGCTCGGCATCCATCGCGGCCAGCACGAGATCAGCGACCTGCACCATCTCCGCGATCATCGACTCATCGCGAGGGAAGTACTCCCGCGACCGCTCCCCCGCCGTGAATCCATCCCGCGGCGTCCCGTGCCGCAGCTCCACGGTCAACCAGGAACCGACAGCCCCGATCACGTGACAGCACCACTGCATCTGCCACTCGTACCCCTTCGCCGCGAGAGCCTCCGACCCTGCCGGCAGCGCGTGCCCACAGGTCTTCACCTCGTCGAGCACGATGTCCCCGTTCCAGTCCTCAGAGATCCCGTCCGGGGACGCGAGGTGGCGCGAGTTGCCTGCCGCGTGGAACACCCGCGACTCCGCGACGACACCGAAACCAGCAAGCCAATCGGCGATGACCGGCTCTCGTTCCTTGCCCCACTCCGTGTACGCGTTGCCGGCGAACGAGTCACCCTCGCGCTTCTTCTTCACCAGCTCCTTGATGGCGCGGTCGCGGTTCGTGGCGAGCATGATGTCGCGGATCTCCGTCGCCGTGATGCCCTGCGCCCGCTCGGCGAGCCATGCGGCCCGGTCGTGGTCGGATGCCCCGGCGCGTGCCTCGAGCTCGGCGAGCGCCCCCGTGTGCGTCAACGTGCCCATCACTCGTCGCCGCCCTCATCGGGCTTGATCTCCATCACTTCATCCCCATTCCCGCGGGCACACGCCCGCTGTTCTTCCACGCCTTCGGCATGTGCGCCGCCGGCAGATCAATCACCGGCGAACCGGCAAGAATCGATGCGCCCACCGCGATCCACACGGCATCCGCTTCGTCGTTGTTCGACGCCTGCGCCTGAGGCGCACGACGCTCCGTCGCGAGGAGGACCTCGTCCTTCTGCGCGTTCCCCTTGCCCGTCGCGAGCTGCTTCACCTGGTTCGTCGTGACGACCACAAGATCGGTCCCTTGCAGTCGGGTCAGGAACTCCGCTGTTCGGTGCCAGGCGTAGTGCAGCCGATCCACAGATGACCCCCGGCCTGCGAAGGCGATGCCCTCGATCGCGACCACGTCACCGAGCCGCAGGTCGATCGATGCGACGATGTCGTGCGCGAGATCCTGGATCCGCTCGTAGTACGCCGACAGGGTGGTGCCGGTTGGCTTGGACCGCAGCGTGAAGGTCTGCCAGTGGTGCCCGTCAACGATCGCGATCCCGCACGCGGTCGTGCTGTAGTCGATGCCGATGAACCTGGTCATGACGACCACACCCCAACGACCAACAGCACCGCCGGCACTACACCGACCGCACCGACCAGCACGGCTGCCGTGGGACGCTTCCGCACGATCACGAGGCGGATCGGGCCGGTCACGGTAGACGCCTTCACGGGCGCAGGACTGACGGCACGGCGAGTGAGCACAGACCGGATACGGATGCGGTTCACGACGCCGCCTCGGCGAGCATCCGCACAGCGACCTCGATCGAGTGATGCGTGACCGGCATGCACACCGACGACCCACGCCCGTCCACACCGACGAACCGCATCGTCCCGTTGACGTCATCGACACGGCAGGTCTCCGGCATCCCCATGTGGTTGACGAGCCAGAACTCCCCCGGCTGCGCGTCGTGCCACGGGTGATGCTCAGGGTGCGCCGCGAAGAACGCGCGCGCTGCCTGATGAGCAGCAGGCGAGCCGCCATTGGCGCTCATCACGCGCTCGTTGAAGTGGAACCGATCGAAGGTCTCCTCATTGAACACATACACGGTTCGTCCGTTCCCGAAGTCGCCGTTCGGCTTACCCTCCTTGACGATGTACATCGGGTCCTCAGACCACCGCCACCGCCCCAGCTCCGCGTCGCGTTTCGCCTGAAACCACTCCTCGGCGTCGAACGCTGCTTCCCGACTCAGGAACCCGTTCGCCGCACCGAACAGCACCGAACCGTCCTCGCCCGGCTTCACCTCGCGACCGCTGGCCGCCTTGAAAACACCCATCAGGATCCCCATCCCTCTCGAACTCAGCGCGCCCAGAAAGCACGCGAGAACACACCGAACGACCACAGGAAGATCGCGGCAAAGATCGTGGCGAGCAGCAGCACGCCATTCGCGGTCAACGTCACCCAGACGACGACCAGACACAGCACGGTCAGCAGCCCCGACGCAAGCCGAATCAGCGGCAGTGCTGACCCGTCGCGCAGGGCAGGCTCCCCAGCGCTGCCCTGCGCACGAGCGCGGAGCTCCCCAGTCCGCTGCCCCGGCTCCCCAGCCCGGGAGATCACGACGCCACCTCGGAAGATGCGTCCGACGCGCCGCTCGAAGGAGAGACGGTCGCGCCGGACGCGGCCCCTACGATCGGATCAGAAGCGCTGCGGGATTCCGGCCCGCGCGCACCGATCGAAGGAGAACCATGGGCATTGAGCAGACGCAAAGCGAACTTCGCGCCGCGCAGGACGGCATCCTCGAGGAGATGCAGAGCATGGTCGAGAAGATGGAGCGTCTTCGAGACCAGTTGTCCTCGCCTCGCTCCGTCGAGGGTCAGCTCGCCCTCGAAGCGATGAACGGAACGGCTCAGATCGTCCGGCACGTTACGGATGGTTTCCTGGCTATCGGCGCTCTCCTCAACGAGAGTCAGCACTCGATGGGTGAGGGCACGCGCCTGAAGCTTGATCGCTGAGTCACGTGCGCGCTCGGCCTCGTAGCTGAGCACACTCATGACGCCACCGCCTCGAGCGCGAGGCCGTCAAGCTCAGGAGCGGCGCCGAGCAACTCGCGCAGCGCATGGAGCCCCGCCACGGTGACTCGCGCTTGCGGAGCGTCCAGGACGCGCTCAGCAGTCCGAGGGTGGGCGTGCGACCCAGCAACCTCCACCATCAGACCGGCGTTGATCTTGTCCTGGTAGCCCGTCCAAACCCCGGAGCGGCGGAAGATCCACCCTGCGTCCTTCATCTGACCGAAGATGATGCGAGGACCGGTGGGAGCACCTCCGGATGCGAGGAGCTTCCCCGCGTCGGAGATCGTGTATGTGCCCGACGCGTTCGCCAGGACGTCCCAGGAACGCGCCTTCGGTGCGGCAACAGCCAACTCAGCCTGTACCGCATCCCGCGCCTCCACCGCCTCAGCAGCAAGGCGGAGGAGCTTCGCGGACGGCAACGCCGCGAGCATGTCCACGTCGGAGCCGTACCGGCCTGTCTTCCGCAGAGTGGGGAGCACATCGTGTGTGAGCCACCAGCGGAACTGCTTTGCCTCCGGCTTGTCCGAGCGGAGCACGACCTGGTACATGCCGGACTCGTTCACGACTGTGATCGACTGACGACCACCAGGGGTGTCCATCTGGCGGACACCCTTCTCGTCCTCGTCCAGGCGAGCGGCAACGTTGCGCGGGTTCGCGATGTCGAGCACGGCGCACAGGTCTGCGAGCACGAACCACGGCTCACCGTCGATCACGACCGTACGCACTTGGTTCTCGCCGTAGCGGAACACATCGAGCGCGCTCATGATGCGTTCGCCAGTTCGCTCTGGGGGACGAACAGCGTGACTTCGACGCCGAGGTACGCGGCGACGTCGACCAGTTCGTCGATCGTGAATGACTGGACACCGGAAAGCCTGCGCGAGATGGCCGGCTGAGACAGATGCAGTCGGCCGGCGAGAGCGCGTTGGTTGCGACCGGCTCGGGCAAGTTCCGCACGGACAGAGGCAGCAACCTGCGGGTCCGGCTTATTCGATGGGCGACTCATGGCGACCAAGTTACCCGCTAAGCGGATGGCGTCAAGCATCAGCAATCCGCTGGGCGTGTCAGAATCGACGCAGATCGTTGATTTTACGCAGAACCTTGCACGTGAATGCGCATAAGGTATACGCTTGCGGCATGACCAACATCGCGAAGCTCCCAGACCGGAGCACCACCTCGGGGCACATCGCTTCTGAAGTGCGCGCTCTGATTGCACGCCGTGGCACGAGCGGCCGCCAGATCGCTATGCAGATCGGCAAGTCGCAGCCATGGATCAGCCGACGCCTCACGGGCGAAGTGCCCTTCGACGTCGAAGAACTGACGACGATCGCCACGCTGCTTGGCGCTGACCCGGCGGACTTGTTCCCGCACGCGGACAACGGCCCCAAGAGCGGAGGCATCAAGCTCTCTAACGCAGAAGCCCGCTTCGTGCTCGCCTTGCGAGCCACGCAGGGCGACGACCCGAACCTGCCGCTTTCAGATTAGAAGGCTGCTGCTCTATCCACTGAGCTAAGGAGGCGTGTACGTCTACGGTACCGTGTCCGGGCCCGCCGCTAGGATCAAGGGATGGTTTCTGCGTCTGAGAACGACCGGCTGGTGTGGATCGACTGCGAGATGACGGGACTCGACCTCGCCGTCGATGAACTGGTCGAGATCGCCGTCGTCATCACGGACTTCGAGTTGCGGGTGATCGACCCCGGGTTCCAGGTCGTCATCAAGCCGAGCGATGCCGCGCTGGCCAACATGGGCGATTTCGTGACCGAGATGCACCGCACGTCGGGGTTGATCGACGAGATCCCCCACGGCGTGTCGCTCGCCGAGGCCGAGGCGCAGACCCTCGCATACATCAAGCGCTTCGTTCCGATGGAGCGCAAGGCGCCGCTGGCGGGCAACACGATCGGCACCGACCGGATGTTCTTGGCCAAGTACATGCCCGGTGTCGACGGGCACCTGCATTACCGCAACGTCGACGTCTCCAGCATCAAGGAGCTCTCGCGCCGCTGGTACCCGCGGGTGTTCTTCCAGGCCCCCGAGAAGAACGGCGGACACCGTGCATTGGCCGACATTCTGGAGTCCATCCGCGAGCTTCACTACTACCGTGAAGCGGTCTTCGTAGCCGAGCCCGGGCCCTCTTCCGACGAGGCCAAAGACATCTCGAGTCGCACCGTGTCATCGTTCACTCAAAACATGTAA